TTGAATCATTTTCATATATATAATATCGAAATTCATTTTGTTTATTTTCTGTTTCTATTTGATTTAATAAAAATAGTGTATTTTCAAGTGTATTTCCATTATTTCTGACACACATAAAAATATTTATTATTTTATTCATATTTTACATTTGATTTTTTTTGTGATATTTTATACATATTATATTATTACATAAATTATGTATGTTAATATTTGTTCTCACAATTCTCAAGGATTACTTAACGATTGCGTAATTCTTAAAAACAAACTTAAAGAACAGTATAAAGTAAATCAATTTATTTGCGAAGAACGAGATATTAATACTATAAAACAAAATGAAACATATGATAAACAATTTTTTATTGAACATATATTTCCTAATTTATTAACTAATTCTCCATGTAATATATATATTCCTAATTTAGAATTTATTAATCAAAATGATTATAATCTAATGCAAACAAAATATATTAAGTATGTTATTGCTAAAACAAATCATTCATATAATGAATTGTATAAAATATTAGGAAATAAAGTTGTTAAATGGATATGGTCATCTATTGACCGAAATATATGTACAATTCAACCAGATTTTAATCAATATTTACATATAAAAGGACAATCAAGATTTAAAAATAGTCAAATGATTTTAGATATTTGGAGAAATCATCCAGAATGGCCTATGTTACATATTGTTCATTATGGTGATTTAAATAAAAATGGTTTTTTACAAATTAAAGAACCGGTTGTAATTAATGATAATATTACTTTGTACCAATATAAATTAGACGATAATTCATTAAAACATTTAATGAATAAATGTGGTAATCATATTTGTCCTAGTCAAACCGAAGGTTATGGTCATTATATAAATGAAGCTAGATCAGTTGGGGCAGTTATTATAACAACTAATTCTGAACCTATGAATGAATTTACTACAAAAAAATATGGATTTTTAGTTAATGTAAATAGTATTAAAAAACTTAATATGGGTATGTTATGTTTAATAGAACAATCAGAATTAGAAAATACTATTAAAAAATGTATAAATACTTCATTAAAAAATAAATTGAAGCAAAGTAAAATTGGTAAAACATTGTATAAAAATACAGTATTAGGTTTATATAATAACATAGTTTAATATTCATCTACGTATTCATCCTCTTGTAGTTCATCAGCACCGTTTAAATTTATATTTTTAAAATTATACAATTCATCTTCTTCAGCTTCAGCTTCATCTTCTTCAGCTTCAGCTTCAGCTTCATATTCTTCTTTTTCCTTTTCAACGTATTCTTCTTTTTCCTTTTCAACGTATTCTTCTTTTTCCTTTTCAACGTATTCTTCTTTTTCTTCAACTTTGTTTTTAATTTCTTCAACTTTGTTTTTTAAATCAAAATCTTGAATAGCAAGTACCATATCAGCATTCTTTCTCTTTGTGGGAATACCTCTATCCTTACACATAGTTTGTAATTCTTTTCGCCCAAGTGATTCAATATTAGTGTTTTCATTTATTTTTTTTTCTGAGTTTTTTACTGGTTTAGTTTCAGCTTTTGTTGGAATACAATTTGTTAGTTTTTTCATAATATCTTCTTTTAAATCTTTTGACTTAATCATCAAATCTTCAATAGGAATATTATATTTTTCAGAAATAGCTTTCATATGATTTTCTGCTACATGATCATAATATTGATCAAGACATTTCGACCAAGTATTAGTTAGCTGCGTGAGAACATTTGTAGCATCCATGTTTGTATATTTAATATGTATTAATTTCTTGTGCTTGTTATATTATATAAATTTATTATTCTTTAGGTGAAAAAGTATATAAACAAATAAATTTTTATTTTTCTATAAATGAATAGTTTTTCAAAATGGTGTACTGAAAATAAAGTATACACACATGATATATCACATTGTACGCATTTATTATTAAATGGTGGAAAATTATGCATAACAAAATCGAAGATGAGTTCATTTCTAGAAGCGTATACACAAGCTGTCCAAAAAAATGAAAAAATATATTTAGTTGAAAGAATTTCAAAAGATATAAAGTTATTTTTAGATATAGATTCTAAATCATCTTCCATAGATTGTGATATATTAGTAAAACATATACACGATTTATTGAATGTGTATAAAATAAATGTATATAAATGCAATGTTACAAATGGTTATCACATAATATTTCCAGATTATATAGTAACCCCTAATGAAGCAATTACAATTGTTAAAGCTTTACAAAATAAACTTGTACAAAAATTTAATTATATAATGAATGATATAACAAACACAGTTGATTTAAGTGTTTATAAAACTGGTTTGCGTATGATAGGATCATATAAAAAAAATGATTTCAGATGTTATTTACCATTAAACAAACAAAGACAGTCATTAACATTTGAAGACATACAAAATAGTTTAATTAGAGAATCATATGATTTACCAATGAAATCATATTGTTCAAAAACTATAACAACGAAATATGAACCAATTATAAATGAAATTCAAAGATTAAATTCAAACTTTAAAAATTTTAAAATAACTAAAATTACCAAACTTGGAGAAACATTTTGTATTTATACAGATTGTCATTTTTGCATGAATAAAGAAGCAAAACATACAAAAGAAGTTGTATATTTCATTGTAACTAAAGATAAAAAAATTAGTCAAAAATGTTTTTGTTCTAATTCAACATTAAGGAATCACGGTACATGTTCTAGTTATAAGAGTAAATCATCTGCATTTTCACATAAAATATATTATTCATTACAGCAAATTCAATAGTTCAATAATTTTATCATTATTAGAATTTTCTATTTTATTTTTCATATCATTTAATTCTTTTTTCTTTAAACCAAATATGTTGTAGTTTATAGATCCTAATTTATTTGCAACATAATATATAACTCCGGTTGCAATAAATGCAGGTGAGGTTATATCTGAATATTCTTTAAATATTTCATCTCCAATTGTGTTTATCATTTTATGAATATTTTTATTTTGTATTCTAACAATTGTATTAGTAGTGAACATAATAAAATCACTTGGTTTTAAAGGATTATTATAACATTTCATATTGTGTGACTTAAAGAAAGAAGCAAATCCATATTTTTTATGAGTTCTATATAAATGTACAGTTTGTAAATTAATAACTGTTGTTTCTGTTCTTGATTTTAATAAAGCTTCATTCATTACTGATGTAATTATAGACAAAGGCATTCCTCTATTTTCTTTCAATAATGTACAATATAAAATGCATGTTACTATAGTTGGCATATGCAATCCTTTAAATGCACTTTGTATATTACCTTTTGTAACATATTTAGCTCGATATTTTTTCATACTTTTATAAATTTGCGCAATATTATATCCAGCTGCTGTTTCTGTTCTTAAATCTCCAAATAATACATTAAAGAACATATTAGTTAATAATTTTATTTTTTGTTCTTCTAGAACAATTACAGCTGCATATAATACCTTGCCATTTTCTTGACGAACATTTTGATTTTTATTAATTCTTTCTGATTGTACCGCTCCACAATTTGTGCATATAATGTCACCACTTTGTTCATTATTCATTAACTTAGTTTCATTTGCACCACATGCTTTACAACGAATTCTAGATGAACCAGCTTCATTTCTTCTATATCTAGATGGACCTGCTTTATTTCTTTGCATTTGTTTGAGAATTTCAAAATTATTGTTCATTAATATAAATAATATTAATATTGAGGAAGACGTAAAGTACAACTATTTTCAAAACAAAACTTTATAAAATCTTCAATTTTACCGAGTTTAAAATATATAGTATATGTTGAATATAATCTATGTAGTTCTAAAATATGAAACGCAGTCCATTCATTTATTGTTGGTTTTTTCATTCCGTATAATTTATATTCTTCGTACACATTCCAGTGATGATTATCATATATATAATTTGATTTTGAACAACATTCCAAATAATCACATAAATTATTAAAATTTATTTTACATAAAACGTCTGAATATAATGATTTTACTTGTAAATCTTTAAAACAACTATTAATAAAATGTTCATTATTATTAATCCAACTGTTAATTTGTTTCGTATTAGAATCAGAAATATCTAATTCCCATTTTCCATCTAATTCTTTTAAATGTTTCTTTAGTTCTTCAAAAGATTGTTTACTATTATGTTTTTGTAATATAATTGCATTTTTACTAAACACAATTATATCATCTGTATCAAAAAGTTCTGAATCATCAAACATGTTTTACAATTTATAATATAATAAACATTATAATCTTTAATATAATTTATTTATTTTTTTCTTTGCATTATTTATATCTTTTTCCGATGGTTTTCCGAATGTTGGGTATACATATTTCTCTGCTCCAAATTTACTAAATTCAGATGCAGCATTTTGATTACTTGTAGAATTATTTGATATTATTTCAATAAGTTTATTAAACATATCTTCATTCATATTTTTTGTTTTTAACATTTCATAAAACTTTGGGTATTCATCTTTGAATTCGTTAAATTCATTTGGATTCAAACAACTATTTAATACATTTAATCTAATTTGTTTAGCTGTTTCTATTACGGATACGTTCATTATAAATATAAATATATTAAATATTTACAAAATAAACTTAAGTAATTTAAATATTAATTATATACAAATATGGCTACAATTGAAATAATTATGGGTTCTATGTTTAGTGGAAAATCAACTGAACTATTACGTAGATGTAAAACATATACAGCTATTCAAAAAAATGTTATTGTTATTAATCATACGTGTGATGTACGTTGTAAAAATGAAATAAAAACTCACGATAATGTATCAATATATTCAAATAAAACAACTTCTCTTTTAGATTTAAATATTGAAAGAAAAGTTGATGTAATTGCTATTGATGAAGCGCAATTTTTTACAGATTTATATGAATTTGTATTATACCATGAACATAAAAATATTGTCATATTAATTGCAGGATTAGATGGAGATTTTAATCGCGGAACTTTTGGTGAAATTCTTAAATGTATTCCTCTATGTAATTCTGTTACCAAACTATCAGCTATGTGTAGTATTTGTAAAAATGGAACTTTAGGATCATTCAGTAAAAGAATTAATAATAATAATGATAAAATTTTAATTGGTGCTGAAAATGAATATATATCTGTATGTAGAAAACATTATTTTATTCCTTCCAATGATGTTGACAATTCAAACATGTAAAGTATGCAGTCATTGGTTCATCTGCCGAACGTGTTTGTAATTCGTAATATGTGATTTTCTTACATTTACATTTGCTACATGTATATTGTCCTTCAACTGCTAATTCAAGTTCTTTTCCTTCATTTTTAAGACGCATCATTTCTTTTTTAATTCTATTTTGAAATACTTTTTCCCAAACCGCTGGATATATTTCTTGAGGTTTCATATTTACAATTGTTTTTATTTGAATTACATTATTTAATATATTTTCTTTAAATTCTACATTGTTTGTATTTTTCAAATTAAAAGAAATACTTCTATATTTTGATAAATATACACGTTTTAAACGATTATTGTTCCAATTTAATTCATTGTTGTAATATATTGTTTTCTTTGTAACTTTATTTGTATTAGAAGATGCTTTGATTTTATTATTTTTTATATACTGTAAAGCCCAATTAAAAATACTGATTTCTAAATTTTTTGATTTTGCTTCATTTTGTAAAATATAATTTAGTTTTTCTATAATTAAAGAGCGAGGACTTTCTGTTTCAAACGGTTGAATTTTTTGTTTTTTAGTTATAGAAAAAGATTCGAAAAGCTTTCTCGAAATTTCTATTTGATTTTGTTTGCTGATAGACATGTTTTCAACTTCCGTTATATTGTATTAGTTACAGTATATATTTGTTATTCTTTAGGTGAATTTTATAAATTTTCTCTGTTATTTCAGAAGGTAATTTATTTTTAAAAGTAAAAAACATAGTAGCTAATACTTTTTTATTTTGAATTTTTTTATGTTTTGTACAATACCATTTTTTATCACAATACAAAATGTTATTTTTCCTTATTTTTTTACATTTTTTGTTATTACATTTATAAATTAATGTTCTATAATGCGAATTACAATATTGTGTATTCCCTATTTTTATCATGGAAACTGTACTATTGCATCGACATTCGTTAAAAATGTTTTTTTCAAGCTTTAGTTCGCACAAACTATGAACATGATCTCTACAGTACGGATTTTCTCCTCTAATACTTATTGCTTTGTTTTTACATTCATTTATAACACATTCTTTATGTACCAGAATATTATTCATATTTGTATATTCAATTATAGTTTTATATTCTTAACTATATTACAATTCTATAATATAATGATTTAATGTTATTGTCATATCTCGTAATTTCAAACACATCGTTTATTTTAGCACCATAATATCGACATATAGGATCGTGTTTTTTAAGTTTTGGTAAATTATCAGATTTTATTTGTAATTGTTGAAGTAATAATTCAATATCGTTATTATTTAACAATTTATGTTTAGGTACAAGATAATGTTTTGTAATATTTTTTAATAATTCGTTTTCATTAAATAATTCAATATTGTATTTAGATGATTCAATGAATTGTTTTGCAAATGAAGTAACAACTAATGAATAAATTATAATAGCATTTTTACAATTTTTGTTTTCAATAGTTTCAATAATTGTTTTGATATGATTAATTCCAATTTTTGAATTATTTATATAAAACACAATAATTTCATTATTTGTATTATTACTAATAAAAGTAATATTAAAATTGTTAATTTCAATATTACTTGTATTTTTTGTTTCTGTATGAAAATCTCTATCTGACATCATTTCATACAATGTATTATAAATACATTGCATTATTATTATTATTATATAAATAAAAGTATTTTTTAAATACTTTTAGTGATGAACATATGGATTACTTTCTAATGTTTTTGAAACAAGCCCAAAGTCAAGCCGAGGATTACATTCCTGAACTTTTGGTACATTTTCAATTTGTCCAGGTTTTCCTTGAGTTCGCATAGAATTTGGAACTGTTGCGATATTGACACGATGTGAATTAGAGTCTTCCCTAATCTTAACTGAGCCTACTAATTGATTTGGATCTTGTCGCAAGTTCATATTCCCCGGATTATTTGTATGTTCAACTTGTAAATCCTCACGTTTATGATATTGATCTGTATTATACGCTGTTGTATAATTTGATTGCGCATTATTATAAAAACCTGCACTACCTGAATATGATTTACTTGTCCCTTCTCGTTGTGTCATATTTGCTATTTGACTGCCTTTTATATAATTTCCTGAGTTTTGATCATTTGCATTTGTTACAACACCACAATCTTCTCGATCTGTTTCATGAGTAAGATATTTTGATACTGCATATCCACCAGTTGCCGCATTTTCTCGAGATGCACCTCCTTGTGGAAGACAGTTTAATGGGATACTACCAGTTCTAGATCCTGAAATATTTGATTGTAATGCATTTGAACCTTTTGCGATTCCGGTGTGACTATGATAATCTCCTCTATTTGTTAAATCTGGTGTAACTAATGCTTGTTGAGCTGGTGCATCATAAGCAGCTTTCCCTTTCATTGTTGGGCGCTGGCATTGATCATAATATGTTTCTGATGAATATTTATTTTGTTGTGCTTGAGATGTTCTATTTTCTGTATGACCTTTACCTGACACAACTCTACCTTCTAATGTATTGTTTTTATAATCACCTACATTTGTTGGTAAAATTCTATAATATTGATGAAATCCACCTCTTGCTGATACATCAGATTCAGTATTTAATCCTGGTCCAACTTGTTGTTGTTCAATTGGGCTAACATTATTCATCATTAAACTTGATTTATATCTATTTTGAACTTCACTTGATATAGCTGGAGTTCCATATATATTTTGTGTATTATCCTCTGGATTAAATAAACACGCTTGTTCTTTTTTATATTGAAAATCTTCATTGTTAATACCAGTAAAACCTTCTAAGGTTCGTGTTTTAATGGCATTATTATTTGCTAAAGTCATACCACCTTCCCGTTTAAAAAATGGTTGCATTGTATCAAATTTCATATTTGCAGGATTATTACTTAAAAGTGGATCAGTCTTAAATGGATACTCTCCTTGTTGTTTTTCAACAACTTTATGAGTATGATTAACTGATTTTTTACCCGTTTTTGATATTTCATATCCAACAAATGCTAAACCTCCTATTATTAATAATTCCATTATAATAATAAAATATTTAAATTATCTTTTATATATACTTTTGTTATTATTAAAATATGTGTCTTTTGAAACAATGCGTGAAGGAATACCTCCTCTGAAATCTTCCTGTTTTATAATATGTTGTGGATTTTGTATATTTGGATTTGGATTTTCAAATCTATTTATTTCAATACCTGGTAAGTTACATGATTTACTTGTTGTTGTTCCTATTGATTGATGTTGTTCGGGTACAGTTGTTCTTGATTTAGTTTCCATAATTTGCATTGGTTTATTTAATTCGCATGTATCACACGGTAACATTTTATTATCAGTAAATGCATTCATATCTAATTTCATATTTGTAACTAATAATGATGAATTAGAATAATAATCACCAATTCTTCTGGGATCATTTGAGTAATCCGGATTCATTATACTATTATATTTATTTTTTATTTGGTTCTGCAGCATACATATTTCTAAGATTTACTCTTGTACTTTGAGGTCTAAAATCTGAATCAACTTTAAGATTACATTTAAAAAATGCATTATCATTAGTATCATACTGTATTTCAGATAAAGTTTTATTACAATCAGTCATCTTATTACCGTCTCTTAAATTTGTTTCAATATCTATAAATTGTCCATGTCCTCTTCCCATAAACGGCGATGTTCCAAATAAAGCAGTTTGATTACGATTATAATAATTTAAATTTGTTGCTTGGCCTCTTAATTCAGTGCTAATATCTACACTATCTGGATGTACAAAACATACCTTTCTGTCAGCAGTCATTGAATCTAGAACAAACTTCATTGGTTTTTCACTTTGTATACAGTTGCTACAATTACTCATTTATTGTAATATAATAATTTTATTTCAATAAAAAAGAAGGTTTTTTAATTTATTTTTGTATATTTAATATTTATTTTATGGGCCACCCGCATTGCCTCAATTTTGCATACCTTGAAATCCAGTACAATGTTCTGGATTAGATTTACACATTTTTTTATTTGGAGAACCGTACAACCATGATGCAAATCCTTTTTGATCATTAACTATATCAGTATTTGCGGTTGAAAAGAATTGTCGTTCAATAAAATCTTTATTTGTAGTACTTAATCCATTTGTTGGAAATTCAGCAAACAAGTTATGTGTTATTTCATTTTGAACTGCGAAACTATTACATCCAGGTTGTCTGTTTACATTATCGAATGGAATTTGATTTCCTAATGGATTTGATGACGATGGCATTTGACAGTTTGATTTATATTGTGACTTAGAAATAATGTTTTGTAATATTTTGTTTTTTGATTTTGATATTACTACAAGTGTGCTAATTAATAAAAATGAAAATACTAGAGGCGATGTGTTTTGTTTTTGTAGTGATAAAATCAATCCAGAGTACAAAATAAATCTTGTAATCGAATTAACTCGTTCTTCGTAAGTTTGAAATTTTGACGGCCAAAATTGAAAAACGTTTCTTTTCGATATTAAAATTTCTGGGTTTTTGAACCAAAACGGATCAGACATATATTATATATTATTTATTTTTTATGTGAGGCGTGTAAGTAATATCTTTATTACAATAATTTATTGGATTTTTGTTATAATTTTTATAATCATAAATTTTTATTTTAACAGCTTGTTTTATTAGGAATTCGAAATTTTTCCAAAACATTTCATCGTGACCATATGATTTTGTTATTACATGAGCTAGTTCATGAAGTACAATAAAAAATAAAGTATTTTCATCGTCATCAATACACAAACCTATATTATCACCTTTGTTTATTGTATATCCTATATTTTTATTGTTGTCTCGTTCTTGTAATTTAATTGATTTATTTTCTAATAACTTTCGTCTTTCATCTGTACTACTTAAAGATTTAATTAATACATTTATTTTTAGTTTCACTTTTGCTAATATATCTGCTTTTTTTATATCGTATAATCCATCATTTGTTTTCTCTATTAAATAAAATTCATTATCAACAGAAGATACTACTTCATGTAATATGTTCTTTGTAGTTTTTGTTTTAATTAATATATATATTATTACTAATATTACTATTAAATAATACATTCTTATTATATTAAATTGTTTTAATTTAATTTAGACTGTGTATTGTTTCCAAAATTACCCATCATAGATTGAAGATTTGCAAATAATGAATTCATATTTGGAGGTTGCGATGAATCTCCATCCATACTTGATGCACACTGTTCAGCTACTGATTCAATAGTTTTTAACATGTCTGATGGAATTGATGTAATTGTAGTTCCTAACATTACTAATGTGTTTAAATATGACCAAATTGCGTCTTTTGTATTTTCTGACAGTTCTGACGTCCACCATTTTTCAATGTTTATTTTTTTTAAAAAGTCAATATCAGTACGTTTCATAATATTTTCATTTTTATTAGAAATATCAGATTGATATGGACCAATCGCATGCATAAATCCTTCCACCACTTTTTTTGAATTTGTTTTTCTTAATGTATTAAATTTTGTTACTTCTATTTTTAAAGCTTTTTCTTCTGGAAATGTTTCAACTAGTTCATTTAAAAACTCTTCCATCATACTGTTAAATGCTTGATAACTAGCCATGTTTATATTAATATAAATAATATTCTTTATGTATTTTTTAAACCAACTACTTTATTTTCTTCCCATGCTTTATCTAAATCTATATTAAAAATATCTGATATTTGAAACAGATAACTTAAAACATCCATTACTTCTCCTTCAATATTTACTTTTTTTCTATCGGGGAACTGTTTTTTATGTCTTCTTATTGCACTCGCTAATTCTCCAACTTCTTCTATTAAAAACATCCAAAGGTATTCTATAGATACATTTTGCCATCCTTTTTCAATACATACTAATTTTGTTTCATTTTTATAATAATTTAAAGATTTATATTCTCTACTATTTTTATGTTCATTCATCTTCTTAAATTTATACATATATTTATAATTCATATAAAACTCATTTTCCATTTGAAGGATCTTGAGTTCCATTCATTAATTCACTTTTTCGTGATTCAAACATTTGATTTCCTAATTCATTATTTTTAATATGTCCTTGTATAATTTCATTTAGAAAATTATCTTGGTATTCTTGAGATTCAATCATTTGTTTATCTGGAGGAATAGGTAACCATTTACCAATTTCTACCAGAAAAATATCAAATGTTGAATCCAATTGCATTAATCTTTTTGCTTCCATTTGCGCAATTTCAGTTGTTTCAAATACACCTTTGATTTTTACACCGCATGTTTTTGTTTTTTGATTTGACTCTGGAGATACTACTGAAATAAGTGCATAATTTTGACCTGGAAAACGTTTTTCATCTGGTTTAAGATAGTCAATTGGATCGTTCATATTTATTTATATACCAATTAAATACTTTAAGTAATTTTATACGGTTGCTATATATTGCCACGATAAACTTTTACATATTCCCTGCCATATTTTATCTTGTTGATGTAGTTTTTCTCTACTTTTTAATAATGGAAAATGACATAATAATTCATCATAACCTAGTAATTCACAAAATTTATACAAACAATAACTATAACTAAGAAAATTAGATCTTTTTTCAGGTTTATGTACTTCAAATGGTTCTTGAATATCTCTAAACATGTTTCGTAATTTTTCTTCTAAAATTGTATTCATTGATGGTGGTTTGATTCCTGTTAATAAGTTAGTTATATGAGTTACATGCTCATAATATTTATTATATTTCAATTTTTTCAAACATTGTTTAACTTTTATTTTTGTAATATCATTTGTATTTTTTATTTTTAATTTATGAAATTCATTACGTAAATCTGCTAATATTATATCTGGAATTTCTATTGCTTCTTTAGCTTGAAACTGAGCTAACCATTCATTAAAATGATTAATTCTTTTATATGCAAATGTTATATTTCCTTCCGAATTAATTTCTTGTTCATATGATAAATTATTTAAACCTGTATCAAAATATGAATCTGATAAACCACAATTTGGACATATTGTACACGATTCTAAAATAGATAATACTTTTGGTACATTACATTGTATACACATATATACATTTTCTTTTTTTGTTATTTCTAATGCTTTATTTTCCACTATATTCATAAATTCATTATATAATGTTCCTTTTTCTTTTCCTTTTGTTTGAGTTATAAATGAATTTACTTTTTCGGTTTGAAGAGTATGTAGTATATTTTCATCATTATATTTATTTAATATTGGAACAACATTTAATAAATAATTTATTTCATGTTCTTTTGTTTCTATTTTCATTTTTTTATCTTTTAAAATATGTATTTCATTATTTAAAGATAAAATTGTATGTAATTCAGTTTCTGTTTCCAATTGTAAGTTTATATTTTTTATTTTTGATATTATACTTTCATTATTTAAATACTGTTCGTTATACACATTTATTTTATCCCGATGTTTCAATTCTATTGTGGATTTTTGCATTATAATATATAATATGCTTACTTTTAAATAACTTAAAAATAAAATACATTTATGTTTTAATGAATACTACGTTTCATCAGTTTTGTTTGTTTGTTTTTGATATTTATGCAAAGATTATTTATTATTTTAATTGCATTATTTTTAACTATTTTTTAACTGAAAAATATATATTTTTTAAAATTGTAAATGTGTATTGTAAATCACATAAATTACAAATTACTGATAAGTTTATCTCTAACAAAAACTTTAAAATTTTAAATAACGAAGTTTATTGTTTTGAATGGATTTTCGATAATATTAAATATATCCAATATCTACACGATACAACTTTACAATATTTAGTACCGTACACAATACATAATTTGAGAAATGATCAAGTATATAATAAAATTATAGCATGTTTAACTACAGACAATATTACAAAAAATATTCAAAATATTACTTTATTTTTAAAACAAATTGCTGGTCCAAAACAAGATTTTTATAAAGGAATATATCAAATTCATACTAAAGATGTTTTTGGGTTGGTAAATAAACATTTACAAATTACTACAACAAAACAATATATATGCTTTGATCTCACAAAAGATAATATTTTAGAATTATAATGACTACGTCTGAAGATATTTTAAAATTACACAAAAACAAAGTTCCTGTTATTATTAATATATCTGATCATTCATCTATAAAATTAGAAAAATTAAAATATATTGTTCCAAAAGATATTACTATTCAACAATTTCATTGCATTTTAAACAAATATATTAAGAACAATGAGAAAGAAAGCTTAATTTTATTTATTAATAATAATTTACCAATAACTACAGAGTCTGTTGGTAATATGTATAATGAACATAAAGATAAAGATGGTTTTTTATATATCACATTGAGAAAAGAAAATACGTTTGGGTAATTTTTTTTATTCATATTTTATAGAATGACATTGATTGTATTTTCAAAAAATAACTGTCAGCAATGTACTGATTTGTATAATATATTAGATACTAAATGTATTAAATATGAAAAAAAAATATTCAACAGTTTATATGATTTAGTGTATAAAGAACAATTAGATGAAGAAACAGCAGAGTTGGTAATTAATATTGGATTTTTTCCTATATTAAAAAATGGTAATATTATTTTATCATATCAAGAAGCGTTGTCTAGATATGATGAACCATTAATTGAAGAAAATAAAAACCGATTTACAATTTATCCTATTCAATATAATGATATTTTTCAAATGTATAAAAAAGCTAGAGCTAGTTTTTGGCAACCTGAAGAAATTTCATTGAAAGACGACCTTCGTGACTGGAATAATATGACTAAAGATGAACAACATTTTATATCTCATATATTAGCATTTTTTAGTGCTTCAGATGGTATTGTAAATGAAAATCTCAATTTAAATTTTGGCTGTGAAGTACAATTTCCAGAAGCTCGTGCTTTTTATACATTTCAAACTGCTATTGAAAGTATTCATTCAGAAACATATGGTCTTTTATTAGATAAATATATTGAAAATCCAATTGAAAAACTTAAATTACAACGAGGAATGCAAACCATCGACTCTGTTCAAAAGAAAGCAAATTGGGCTCTAAAATGGACAAGCATTGATCGTTCATTTGCAGAACGATTGATCGCTTTTGCTTGCGTTGAAGGTTTAATGTTTTCAGGTTCATTTTGTGCTATTTTCTGGATTAAAAAACGCGGTCTTCTTCCTGGTTTATGTTTTAGCAATGAACTTATTTCTCGAGATGAAGGATTGCATACAGATTTTGCAGTTTTACTTTATACTCAATACATTAAGCATAAAATATCTCAACATGTTGTTTGGGATATTGTTAAAGAAGCTGTTATGTACGAAAAAGAATTTATCATTGATAGTCTTCCTTGTAAACTTATTGGTATGAATTCAGATCTTATGAGTCAGTATATTGAATTTGTCGCGGATAGACTTTTAGTTTCATTAGGATATCAAAAAATTTGGAATTCAAGTCTTCCAGATTCTTTTAATTTTATGGAAACTTTGAGTCTTTCAGGTAAAACTAACTTTTTTGAAAAACGTGTTGGTGAATATGCTAAAGCTGGTGTTATGGACTCTTCTGATATGTCTTTTAGTTTAGATGAAAACTTTTAAACTATCGCTTCTTTTTTACATTTACAGTTAAACTGTTTTTCTTAGCACGTTGAGGATCTATTTTTTGAATATTTTCTTCATCTTCATGTTTAGGATTATACGTTTGCTTATGATAATTCCAGAATGCATTAGATCCTATTCGAAACGATCCTTGTGGATGCATTTTTGCTTTATACCAAAATACAACATCTTCTATTTTGTTGCTTTTTGATGTATTATCTAGAACTAAACATTCATAGTTTTCTGTACAAGATGTTAGAACTTGATTAAACATATCAAAAGTAGGAAATATTCCGAAGAAATTTTTGTATATTTTTTCTCTATTTTGTATAATATTTTCTCTTAGAATAAATATATAATCTATATTTGCTCTTAGATCTGGGCTAAGATCCATACAATACTGCATTGTCAACATGAAAAACAATTTCCAATGTCTTCCATTCATAAATATTGCACGAATACATTTATCCCTCACCATTTTTTTATCATACATACAATCATCTAGAAGAACAAAGACTCCAGCATTCGGTGCTTTTGTCCTCACCATTTTTTTCTGCCGAACAAGGACTTTATCTATTACATCTGATTGATAATCATTATACACAAATGAATCTGGAATATATTGTTGATAATAACTATTTCCTTCCTCTGTTCCTGACATTACCATTCCTACAGGAATATTACGTTTATGATACATAATATCAGTGACTAATGTTGTTTTTCCGGTTCCTCTTTTTCCTATAAAAACACATACCCGATTATCATCTATATTCTTAGGATTAAACTTTTTTAATTGAAGATTCATTCTTCCGTTACAATTCAGGAATACATTTTTTTCCATAAAAATACACGATTTTGCGGAGAATTTATCCACAATTATTTTCTTTGTATATAATACAAATATGGGAGGTGGTCTTATGCAACTCGTAGCTTATGGAGCCCAAGATGCTTTCTTAACCGGTAACCCCGAAATCACTTTCTTTAAGGTTGTCTACCGCAGACATACCAACTTTGCTATGGAATCTATCGTCCAGGACTTTAACGGGTCCGGTACCCGTAAAACCGCTACCATCAGCCGCAATGGTGATCTTGTCACCAACTGCTGGCTCGAAGGCTGTGAAGGTACTTCCAATATCGAATCGATCGATCTTGAAATTGGTGGTCAGCGTATTGACAAACACTATGGTGAATGGATGGATATCTGGACTGAACTTACTTGCCCAAATGGCAAACGCCGTGGTTATGATGCTCTTAACACAGTTGGTACCGTACCACTTCAATTCTTTTTCTGCCGTAACCCAGGACTTGCTCTCCCACTCATTGCTCTTCAATACCATGAAGTCAAACTTACATTTAACCTCAAAGCTGATGCCGCAGACATGAAACTGTTTGTTGACTATATCTACCTTGATACTGATGAACGCAGACGTTTTGCCCAAGTTCAACACAATATGCTGATTGACCAACTTCAACAACAAGATGGTAACAGTGGTTCTGGTGTAGTCCGTCTTAACTTTAATCACCCATGCAAGCAACTTGTATGGAAAGGTTCAGGTGGTCGTTTACCATCCGGTGCTCTCCCATCCAACGCTGATATGACTACTCTTAAACTTAACGGTCATGAACGTTTCGCTAAGAGATCTGCTGATTACTTTCAACGTGTCCAGACATACCAACATCACACTAACGTCCCCGATCTTGTAGATATGCCAACAGAGCAAGGTGAATATTCCAACTTAGATGACGCTAAAGCTGGTGAAGTTAAGAAAAATATTAATGTGTATTCATTTGCCCTCAAACCAGAAGAACATCAACCTTCAGGCACCTGCAATTTCTCTCGCATTGATAACGCACAACTTGATACCCCAGATTGCAGTGTAGTATACGCCGTAAATTACAATGTTCTCAGAATTATGAGCGGTATGGGCGGGCTCGCGTTCAGCAACTAGAGCCCTCACATAACTAATTAAA